GTGACATGAACCTTAATGGCTTTGTCAATACTGGTATGGTCGCGGATGGGCTTCTTAGCACCGCTTCTAACTTAGCCGCCGGTAGGATTACTGTGGACGGTACGGCTTCCATGGCGATGAGCGCAATGGATGGCGGCACCGCGACTAATATAGGTATCGCGCAAGTTAAGGGCATTGATGCCACCGGTATGAAAGCAGAGGCACGCGATACCATCCCGGTCCAAGCGCAAGTGGACAACCTTGGTACGATCACAGTTACCGGCGAAAGTGGGATCGGTATGCACGTGGTACGCTCCAATGGTAGCAACAGCGGTACTATAACCGCATCCAGCGCGAACTCAGTTGGTATGATGTCCGGTACTACCGGCATTACTATTCCTGATATTGAAGAGCATTGGGAAGCGTACAGGGCTACTGTTACCGCGAATACTTGGAACAGTTGGCCTACCTTCAGCGCCGCAGAAATAGCAGCGCTACCAGTGCAGGATCAATTGTGGATATCCATTAACACCATGTTGCTGACCTCTGGGCTTACCCTAGCCTCGGTTATAGATGGCACTTTTGAAGCAAAACTTACGGCTTCTCAAGCTACCACCATCGCGGACGATATGTTGGCGCTCCTTGTCGCAGCTATTGGAACCCTCGCGTTACCTTCGCTACCCTCTGCGACGGCTGCTCTGACCAACAGCGGTATTCTTACCGTTGAAGGCAACAACGCAGTAGCGGTTTACCTCCACGGTCCTCATAATACCTTTACCAATACGGTATCTGGTGTTATCACGATCGGGGAAGATGCCTCCTTGCTATCCTATGACGGCACAATTGCTACCTTGGATAACTTTGCCTCTCTAGGGCTAAGTGCTGGGCAATTCGAGAATTACGGTACGATCATCAAAGAAGTTCCCACTAACCCATACGGGATCACTACGATTACCGCGGTGGGTAATGGGCAGCTAGGTCAAGGTACCTATACTGCGGTCAGCCCAAACAATAGCTACAACATCTACGAAGATAACGGGGACTGGTTTGCTGAAGATCAGCAAAACAACATATACCTGTTTGAGCAAACTAGCAATGGCGGTATAAGCCTGACCCCTGTCTCCGGACCGGTCGGTACAATTACCAACTTGACTATTGTGAACGCGGGTGAGCTATCCCACACCAACGGTGGCGGCTTCTATCCATCACCAGCTCCGTTTACTCAGCTGACTTCAACAGGGTCCGGTGCTGGGGTTATGGGGCAGGTCATATTGGATATTAACAACTCAATTGTTTCGGTATCCAGCATCTCACCGGGCTTCCAAGGCGGGACGCAATACGCAGTCGGGGATCAAATTACAGTCCAGATACCTACCTTTCCGGGTATAACGACAGTAGCGCCAATCTTTGAAGTAGCGAGTATAGCCTAATGGCTACCGCAACTAGCTCCCGCCAAGTCATGGAGGAGCTAGATGAGTTTGTGGAAGGGATAATAATCAACCTGACCACAAACTTTACCTTGGATGTTTCCGAGGCTACCCCAAAACTTACCGGGTACGCGGCGTCCCATTGGATCCCATCCCTCCACGCAGCTGTGGAGGGTACTTACGGACCTAGAGTTGAGGGCGGGATCTCTGAAGCTAGTAAGCTCCGAGGTCTAGCGGATGTGGAAGCGAACTACCAGCTTCCGGACCGGGTATATATCACTAACCCTGTAGATTATATAACCGATCTTAACATGGGTACCTCAGGCAAGGCTCCAGCCGGGTTCGTTCAGACGTCTATTGCATTGGCGATACGTTCTACGTTATAATCGATTAATGATCAAGTAGAGCGTAACTAATGACTCTAAATGAAGTCCGAAAAATAATCTACCAACATTTCTTGGGGGCATGGAACAATCAAACCCCGGTGGATTTCGCGAACGAAAAATTCGTTCAGCCTTTACTCGAACCTTGGGTTCGCATCACTATCAAGTCTCAACCCTCTATGCAAGTCACTATCGGTCCCACTGGGTACCGAAAATTCCGCAGGTCTGGTATTCTTTTCGCACAGGTATTTACCCCCATCGAAACCGGGGCTAACCAAGCGGATGATCTAGCGGAAGAGATTCGCGACGTTTTTGAAGCGATCCGGTTAAGTGGTATCTGGTTCCAACAAACGGATATCTTCGAGCAGGATCCCAACGGAAAGTGGTATTCCTATACCATTCAGACCCCCTTCACCTATGAAGACCAAAAGTAAGGAGTTATACAATGCGCGTCCAAACTAATAACACCACCTTAGCCTATGCCGAAGAGGCTGAGGTTGGTGTCTTACCCGGTAATAACAAATTTACCCTGCTAGAGCCTAACACGGTTTCGTCTTACGGTGCTACAATCACCACCGTAGCGCGTAACCCTATCTCCCAGAACCGCCAACGTCGTAAGGGTACAGTTACTGACCTTGACAGCGCTGTGGATTGGGATGGCGACTTTACTGTGGACAACTTCGTGAATTTCGCGGAAGGGTTCGTATTCGCCTTAGCCACATTTGATAATGTGACTTTCCAAGGTGAACCAGCAAATCCTAACGGCTATGGCGTTCCGGCATTGGAGAGCGATCAGGTAGCAATCCTGCACAGTGCTCCCGGTGGTGGTGCTACCTTGTTCCTAGCTACTGGTTATTCTAAGCCTGAGAACAACGGTCTTAAGTACATAATCAGCCAGCCGTTTATCGATGATGAGACTATTCCATTCAACGGTTGTTCTGCGGAAGTTCCGCCGTCAAACGCTACTTTGGATATCGCAGGCTACCGCGGCGGCGAAGGTGACTTCTCAGGCGCTCTTTCGGGTACTGAATATACCCTTACGAACACCTCTTTTGACCTTACTACCCTCGGCTTGACCGCAGGTCAGTTTGTCCACATTGGTGGTCCTGAGACAGCCAACCAGTTCCCTGAAGGTTATGGCTATGGTCGCATCATTTCTATTAGCTCGGATGATATCGTCCTTGACAAACTAGATGCAACATTAGCTACATCTACAGGTTCAGGCGTTAGCCTTGATCTTCTGTTTGGTCGCTTTATCCGTAACGTACCAACTTCGCATCCGGACTTCCTAGAACGCTCATATACTTTTGAGCTTACTTACCCGAACCTGAACGAAGATGGCGCGGACCGTTACGAGTACGCTTCTGGTAACATCAGTAATACCCTCGGTATTAACTTACCCCTTAGTGACAAGGCTGGCTTGACTTACGGCTTCATTGGTACTGACGCTCAGCCACCAACTGATGTTCGTGTTGCTGGTGCTGATACTCCGGTTCTTCCTTTAGATACCGGTGCGTTTAACACCACAATTGATTGTACTCGCCTACGCATCGCGGAAACGGATGATAGCGGTACCTATACCGATTTCAAGAACCTTACCGTAACGCTAAACAATAACGTTTCTCCAGAAAAGGTTCTAGCGAATCTTGGTGCGCGTTATATGAACTTCGGTAACTACGAAATCGATATTGAAGCTCAGTTGATCTTCAGCGATTACCGTGTCGCCAGTGCTGTTCGGGAGAACCGTACTATGACTATGGATTTCGGTGTTAAGAATGACAACGGCGCAATCGTGTTTGATATTCCTTCTATGACCCTAGGTGGTGGTGATAAAGAGTTCCCGGTTAACGAATCGGTACTTATTAATACCACAGCTCAGGCATTTCAGGACCCTACACTAGACACTTCTATTGGAATATCTATCTTCCCTGTGGTACCATAGAGGCTACCAATAACCACCCCAGTAGGTAAGACATGATAGATTTTAGCCACTTAAGCAAGCTCAACGTAACAGATGAAAGCATAGTTGACTACCCACTGGAGGAGCTGGAAGGCTCCCCAGTACTACGCCTTCGCCCAGCTACCGAGAGCAATGCTAAGTACACCAATGAGGTCCTTCGTCTTTCTGGTCAGAGTAATGGTCAGCGTAAGAAGCAAAAGATGAAAGTCAGCCTTGAGGAGATCCAACGCCTTCGAAACCAGGATCGGGACTTATACCCGAAATATGTTATCGCAGGCTGGTCGGGTATCACCGATGTTGACGGCAAGGATGTGGACTTTACCGTGGAGGCTTGTGCTCAATTTATTGCAGCCTTGCCTGACTGGATCTTTGATCCAATCCGCGTTACAGCGAGCAATCCCGAGACTTTTGCCCTTGTGATAGACAGCGAGGCTAAAGCGGGAAACTAAGTAAGAGGCTACTATGGGAATCGCGTTACTCACGTGACGCTTTCCAAGTCGAAAACGCCATCCGGAAAGGGCGACCTATTCCGGAATGGTACCTCGATGAACCAATAATCGAATCATCCGACGTTTTCTACTTGAAGGCGTTTTCGGATCTAAACACTTGTCGCGTTAACGGGATGAGCGTCGGGGCTATACCGTGGACTGCTATTGTTCATTACGCCGACTGGCACGGACTCGAGAGGGACGTAGCTGAAGCGTTTGTGGATATCCTTAGGACTATGGACAATGCTTTCTTAGCTTCCGTGGCAGAAAAGGAATAGGAATGGCAGACTTTCGAATAAGGGTTATTATAGATCCTAGTGGATCCTTACGAGGATCTCGCGCAGTTAACCGACAGCTTCAGGACATTGAGCGACAGGCGCGCCGGACAGGTACCGTCCTATCCCAAGCCCTCGGTTTTGTAGGACTTGCTGCCGGGATACGGGAACTTGTCCTCCTCACCGATACGCTAACCGGGCTCCAGAACAGGATGCGGTTGGTGACCGAAACGGAACAAGAGCTGGTAACCGTTACCGAGCAATTGTTCGATATATCCAACCGAACTAGAACCAGCTTCGAGGCAACCGCCTCCATCTACTCCCGTACCGCCCTCGCCGTAAAGGATCTCGGGCTTAGCCAGAAAGATACGCTAAGCTTTACCGAGAACCTAAACCGAGCTGTTGTGCTGTCCGGTGCTAGCAACCAAGAAGCTACCTTCGCAATGATCCAGTTATCGCAAGGTCTAGCCTCCGGTACCCTACGAGGGGACGAGCTCCGGTCCGTTCTGGAACAGCTCCCGTATGTCGCGGATATCATTTCCCAGCACATGGGGGTAACCCGAGGCGAGCTTCGCTTGCTTGGTGAACAGGGGCAAATTTCTGCAGAAACCGTAATTGAGGCGTTCCGAAATGCCGATGTTAGGCTGGAGCAGGCTTTCGCCACAACGGTTCCAACGATTACCCAAGCTTTCGAGGTGCTAAGAACTGAGGTCATCCGGCTAATAGGGGACTTCAATAAGAACAACAATGCTGCGGAAGCCTTCGCAAACGGCATCCTATATGTGGCTAATAACCTAGACACGTTGCTAGTAACCGTTGTGGACCTTGCGCAAGCCCTTGGTACAGCGCTTCTGCTGAATGCGATAAGGGCAGTAACTGTTGCTTTGATCCAGATGGCGGTAGCGGCTTACGCTAACCCATACGTGGCACTTGCTGCAGGTGTGGTTGTTCTTACCTCCGCCCTCGTCGGGTTTGCGGATAAGATATCCGTGTCCGCTAACGGTCTGGTAACGCTGGAGGATCTATTTACCGCCACATTTAACGGCATACAAACTGCCGTAATGGATACCATTGAAGAGGTGGAAAGGATCTATAGCTCGCTAGACTTTAGCGGGTTCCAAGAGGCTTTCGCAGGCGTCGAGGAAATAATCCGCCCAGTAATGGACGCAATAAAGAAGTTCTTTAGTGGGATAGAAGGATCCTTCCTTGGTATTATTCAGGGCATAGCAAGACTCACCGATGGACTCCGCAACCTAAACAAACTGGCTATGAACGCCGCCCTTGAAATAGTAAAGGCAATTCCCTATCTTATAAAGGGGGTGTATGAAAGTGCGCTGGTAGGGATTGAGAAGATGGTGAATGAGACATTTGCCAGCATCCTTGAGGTGTACAATAAGCTCTCCAGTCTTATTGGTCAGGATCCTATCGAGTTCTCTATTGACCTAGGGCAGGAGACTAGCTCGCTGGACCAGACCGTATCGAGCCTAGGTAGGCACCTATCCGCCATCTTTAATACCGCATTTGACGCGTCCCCAACGGAAGACCTTGTAAATGGGGTCATTCAGGACGCAAGGAAGATTTCGGATCTAAGACTAAGCCAGCCGGAAGTTAAGGATGACCCGGCGGATCTTACAATTCCCGGAAAAGTGGATGATAAGCTCCCGTACGCCCTCCGCGAAATGATTCGCTTGCTTGAGGAAGAAAGGGAGAACCTGCTTCTAAACAATTCGGAGCGCGAGGTCCAGAACGAGCTTCTAGCCGCTGAGGAAAAGCTTCGGAGCAGCACTGTGACGCTGACCGATGATCAGCGGGCATTGCTGGAAGAAGTCATCCGGACCAACCAAGGGTTCCGCCTACAGGCAGAGGTGCTAGATAAGCTTAAGGGTCCGTATGAGAAAGCCATTGCCGAGGCAGGCGCCCTGAATCAGCTACTTGCGGACGGGCGGATAGATGCCGACCAATTCGCGAACTCGATGCTTCAGATAAACCTCCAGCTTGCTAACCTCAACAGCCAAAACGGCGAGGGTAGCTTCAGCGATGGGTTCATCAACGGTATGTCGGAGATGCTAGAAGCCACACAAAACTTCGCTGCAGAAGCAGGGGAGGTCTTTGCGGACTTCTTTACCGGGGTTACCGAAGGCTTCTCTGATGCTATAGCTCAGTCTATCCTATTCGGGGATAGCTTTACGGATGCTGTTGGTAACGCAGCGAGGCAAGCACTTGCAGACCTCTTGTCGGGGCTCATAAACCTAGGATTACAATACGCTTTAAACGCCGCCCTAGCTGGTACACTGTCTTCTACGATTACGGGTACCCAAGTAGCTCAGGCGGGCGCACTCGCCACCGCATACGCGCCAGCGGCGGCTCTAGCGTCCCTAGCAACATCCGGTGCTAACGCGGTTCCAGCGGCAGCCGGTATATCCACAGTCAGCACCTTAGCCTCATCGGTGGCGGTACCAGCCTTCGCTGACGGGGGACCTGTAAGCGGTCCGGGTGGTCCGCGAGATGATGCTATCCCAGCGATGCTATCGAACGGCGAGTTTGTGGTTAACGCAAAGTCAGCCGCTCGCTTCCGCCCTCAGCTTGAAGCCATAAACAGCGGTCGCGCTTATGCCGACGGCGGGGAAGTCAGGGCAAGAGGGGATGCCGCTCCGAACGCAGCATCACCAGCATCAGTACCGGATGCCCCCGCAACAGGGATCAAAGTAGTCAATGTTCTGGATCCTAGCGTGGTAAATGAGTTCTTGACTACCTCATCTGGCGAGCGGATAATAATGAACTTAATGGAGAGGAACTCAACCTCCCTCAAACAAATATTACGCGACGGTGGATAAGTATGCCAGTTTGGAACTCGAACGGATTTGGAGGCGCCCTTCCTAACGCTTTCGACCAAGTAGAATTGCTCGATGCCCTTATTAACTGTATAACCGGGATCACGCCCCCTTCACAAGGTACGTTGCCGGTAGAACAGCGATGGACAGTGCTTAGACAGGAAATCATCGATGATGATGAGAAGCGGGTATTCCTCAAGGGGCAAGGGTTATCCGGGACGGATAACATCTTTATCAATATCCGCACCTACCGAGGCACGCTCAATCTCCGAAACTGGGAGATTAAATACGCTACCGCATACTCCCCTACTGCCGGTTTTTACGATCAACCGGGAACCCCGCCGAATAAGCAGTCCGCCATTTTTACGCTTCGGAATATCGAGATGCCTTTCCGCATTATTGCGAACGGGCGTAGGTTCATAATCCTGCCGAAAATCGTAGCCTCCTATTTCGCCGCCTATTGTGGTTTATACCTCCCGTTCGCTACCCCTACTGAGTTCCCATACCCTGTAATGGTGGCGGCGAATGCGTTTGAGTATAACGCATACTCCGGTAACAATGACTATCGGATAGGCAACTTCTACGATGGTCCTCTGCGGTATAGTACCTCAACTTCTGACAATCGGGCAGCTTCTTGCTTCTGGGTTCGCAGGATAGATGGTACGCACCTTCCGGGTGGGCGGTACACTGGTCCTATTTACAGCAGTACAGGAAGTCGACCGACCACCCAGCACGGTACCTCTGGAGCTCTTATCCACCCTTGGGATTATGACACAGGAACTACTGGGGGTAGCTCCTATGACCAGTTCGACCACGGGTACTATTCAAGCCCTACTGGTCTGTACCCTGTGCTTCCGGGTATTATATGGACGCAAAAAGATCCTAGCATGATATTCGGGGAACTGGATGGGGTTTTTTACACCTCTACAGGGAACCGGACAACGGAAAGCACTTTAACCGTGGACGGCGCTACCTACTACGGTATCCACAATACTTATCGGGACAACGAAGTTAACGTCCTGTTTAAACTGGAGTAACAAATGGCAGTTCAAGAAAGCCCCGGAGCAGTCGCGAGTCTAGATTCTTTTTTAAATG